CAAGCCTACGTTTACGCTGTTGGCGAATGTGCCCCCTGATACTGTCGTTGATGGATTCTCCGTCCCTGTGCCAGTCAACGCTTTCCTAAAACAGTTCTCGCTCGCGTCGGTTCCCAGCGCGCTAGTTCCCACTGTGCCTGTGACCGTATAGCCGGACGGTAGTGATCGGGCGCTGGGGTCGTCCTCGTAAAGATCGAAGAAGAGGACGAGGCAATTCGCGACGGTGGTTGTTATGCTCGTCGTTGAGACGGTTGCGCTCGCGGCGTTATTCAGTTTCGTCGGCCCCGCGCCGGAGCCTGAGTCCCAGGGGTCGCCAGATGTGATACAGCTCCTGAAGCCATAGCAACGGGCAATGCGGACCGTAGAAACGGAAGACGCCATCGCGATGGCCGGGGCGGTATCGCCACCTACAGCCCTGCGCCAAAAGACAGCGACAATCTGAGCCGAGGTATTCGTCCCCGAGAGCGCCGTGATCTTGGTCCAACCCGATGGTGTGGTGAAATCAACGGACCCGGAATGATGCGCGACGATGATATGGATATCATCGGCGGCGAATCCCGCCGGCAGGGCGGGCGTGATAGATGCCCCGGACGTTGCGGATGCCGCTATCGCGCCGGCCGCGTTGAACGTGGGGGCGGGCGGATTCGCCGTTACCTGGTTGGCCCGAATCTCCACCCGCAGGTTGGTGTAGTCTGTTATGGCGTCGGCCTGGCCGCCTGTTAGCGTCCGCTCGACCGTGCTATAAGCCGCATCGCTGATATTCGTGTCATCCGTCCAACTGGCAATCTCGGTCGTTCCCTGCAATATGCGATAGCGCATATCGATCTGATTGCCGGAACTTATATCCTTCTTTCGGGTGACTCTCAGCTTGTGGTTTATAGATGACACCGGATCTGTCAGGTCAGTCAGTGACAGTTCGCAAGTATCGTTGACCGGGGCGGCGGCGGATTGAATCACTGCGACCTGATCGGCGACCGCCTCGTTTACCTTCGACCACAATGGAGTTGTCGTCCACGTACCGGCCGAAATGTCGCCATCCGCCAGCGCGATCTGTCCAACCGACTCTACCTGCTCCAGCGCAAATGTTTCTCTGGCCTGCGCCTGACGCCAGGTTACGGGCGGGCCGTCCTCGGTGGCAATCGCGCCATTGAGCGTGAAATCGTTTCCGGCGCCCGAATTATCCTTAACCGCGCTTGAAGCCGATTCATCGGCCATCGGCTGCCACGAATTAAGGCCCGAGGTATGGATGGGAAGATATTGGCTTAGTTCCGCCTGGATCTCTCCACGGACCATTGCCCTGTTGTAAATCTTGAGCGCCGCTATTCGTCCGTCGAAATATGTGCCATTTTCGGATTGATTGCCGATTTGAATCCGCGTCGGAGTTATCGTGCCGTGGGGCACGCTGACAGCGTTGTTTCCGTCCAGATAGACGGTCAGGCCACTCCCGTCGCTCGTCAGGGCGACGTGATACCAGGCGCCTACGTCCAGTGGGACCGTGCTGTAGTCCGTGTCGCCACCCTGCAACACAATGACGCCGCTCGATGGATCGATCCCGACAAGATATGCGACGCCGCCCGCGTTCTCGGCTACAAGAAACAAAACCGCGAGGCCCGCCGTAGACCCTGACTTCATTACCCAAGCTATGATCGTGAAGCTGTTATACGCGGGTATGCCGGTTGTCCGCTCTAAATAGTCAGCTGAGTTGTTGAAGCGCAGGGCCATTAAGTATCACTGTATTCTAAAGACGCTTCGATAAAGAACGCATCGCAGGCCATTGTGTCTCCGCCCGCGCCGCCGTCCCGATAGATCACGATCCAGACGGTATCGTTCGCCGCTATTGAATCGAGAGACGTGATCGTTATCGAGCAAGACATTTCCCGCCTGACTGTCGTGCCAAGGTGCGAATCCGTGACCGTGGCGGGAGTGGCCAGAGTTTTCGTGGTGATGTCCTGGCTACTGCTGTCAGGAGGTATACGGGCGATTGCCGCGCCCCAGACCACATCGCCAGATGTCGCGGTGTCGCTCGTCCATCGGATAACTACCGTCAGGTTGCCGGAGCCGTAGTTGACCGCCTTGAATTTCCAGAAGCCCGATTCCTTAGTGCCGGAATCGTAGGCGAGAACGCTTACCGGATATTCCGCCCCGTTGATCTTCAAATACTGCGGAAACGCAGTCGCCAAAAACTGAGCGTCTTCAGGCACGAAAGGTATTTTTTGTGTAGCCATAATTTACGCTCCCGTCAGGTAACGCTTCTCGACCACTAACATCAACACCGCGACTTTTTGCGGCGTCGACAGGACCGTCCTCGCCGGCGTGGGCAGCGCGGTGTTGTAGGACGACTGGTTGTCATTCGCCCACGTATCCGCTGCGTCAATCGCGGCGCGCAATTCAGCCTTGGTAAGCGCCCCGGTGACTGGCTCCTTGTTCTCCCGCATCCATTGGAGCCACACTGCAATTCGATCGTTATCAGATAAAACTGCCATAGTTCCCTCACTTTCATGCGTTGACCAGCCAACGCCAGCGGACCACCCAATTGAATATCAGCGCCTTTTGGGCGGTTGTTAGAACGCCTCGCGCGGGTTGTGGAAGCGCGCTATTGAACGACGCCGCATTCGCGACCGCCCAGTCATCGGCTGCGTCGATCGCGGCGCGGAGTTCGGCGGGCGTAAGAGACGAAACCTCGGCGTCTCGGTTCTTCGCGATCATCTCCTGATAAACATTGTCCCGCTCTTCTTCGGACAGCTCGGCGGATGGCAACATCAGGTAGCGGCGTCTGACGACGTAGCTCAGCAGCAATGCCTTTTGGGGCGCTGTCAGGACGCCTCGGGCGGGTTGAGGCAGGGCGGTGTTGTATGCCGCGGCGTTCGCGACGACCCAATCGTCGGCTGCGTTGATGGCCGCTCGCAGATCGGCGCGATTGAGAGAGTCAACCTCGCCTTCTCTGTTCGGGAGCGCTATCCATCGCCATATTTCTTCGCGTTCGACTTCCGGTAGTGCGGCCATGGATTCTCCTAAAAAGGGGGGAGATTGGATTATTTGGAAATTGCGATCAGGATCCCGACTCCCGCCGCCACACCGAGAAACAAAGTGAACTTTCGAGAGCGGGAGAGTGACTTTTCGAGCTTGGCAATCCGCTTCTCGTGCTGTTCCTTGAGTTTGAAAAGGGCATCCTTAGCTTCGCGCTCTGCGGCGATGACTTCTTCGAGCTTTGCCGCGCGCTGCTTCTCAAGTTCGTTGATCTCCATCAGCTTGGCCAGCTCAGTCTTAGCGGCCTCGATTCTCTGATCCGCGGCGGCGATATTGCGCTCCAGGCCGAGGATATAATTTTTGGCGGCGATGAGTTCCCGAGCCGCAGCGGTACATGCCCTGGCTAGTCCTGGGCATTCATTTACAGGCGTGACCTGCCCTGGCAAGTTCTGCGCAGGCGCCACAGTCGGAAATATCAACAGGAATATCAGAGGCGTTATGAGCTTGTTCATAGATCACTTTTAGGGGCGCGGTTGCGCGTCTGGCGTTTTCAAGGTTCCTTTCAGCAGTCTCGGCCCTCTCCCTGATGGCCACTAATTCGCCGTATTTGCCGCTCAGCGCCATTTTTAGGATGTCAGCCTGCCTCTCTGCCTCCCTGGCGCGTTCGGACGCCTCCTGGGCCTTTATTTCGAGGGCATGCGCTCCCCTCTCATATCCGGCCTGCTGTATCCGCTCGATGGCGTAAAGGATCAGCCAGGCGAGAAACAGGGACGCGATCACGACGAGCGCGATCTTGATCAGGCGAGCGCGGTTGTCGCGCGCCCATTGGCCAACACGGAAAATAAAATTATTTAGCATCGTCCCGATCCCCGCGATCACGCAATTCATCGTGCCGGGCAGTCAATTCCCGCATCTCGCTCTCATGGCTCTTGAATTTCAGGTAGTCGTGATAGACGTGAATTCCCTGAAGGATCGCAAGCACTATTAGGCCAATGAGATCGATCATTTTCTGACACCGTTGCGCACATAGGCGGTTAATGATTTCAGCTCCGTAGTGATTTGATTCAGCGCCTTCATCTGGTCCCTGTGCGCCTCCACCGCCAGGGTGTCACGCGCTCGGAGCGATTCGGCGTACATTTTGGATTGCTCTCTCAATTCCTCGGCAAACTGAATGCGTTGTTCTTTCAATAATGCAAATACGGCGTCGTGTCTGGCCTCGGCCTTAGCGACCTGCTGGATGAGAAAAGGCCACACAAATTTCCCGAACACCCATACACTTCCGCCCACGGCGCCGAGCTTGGTAATAGTCTCTCCCCATTCTTCCATTGTGTGTTTAGGTCTTTGGATTCAGAGATCAGAGATGGAAGGCTAAGCGTACGGCAATGCTGGGGTTAATTTTTAGGCGGGAAAAAGAGGCGCCGACTGTCCTTGCGGCGCCGCAATCATTCAACTGGAGATGTGTTCAGCCGAGAATCCTCAAGAACGGAGTGGATGATAGCGGGGATCAGTCCATAATTTCTCTGTAGCCGGTGCGAGCGGCGCCGCGTGCGCCCGGGGCGCGCTCCTTCTCGAAGGATTCCAGCTTGCCAATCTCGACAAGTCGATTCAACCAAACAATTACATAGATTCGATCCTTTTTCATCCTGGCCGCGATCTGGTCCGCTTCGTCATAGCCTTGGGTCAAAAGATCGAAGATCACCTCCTCGACCGTCTGAGATGGCAACGTCAATTCGTACTGCAACTCCTCCTGATACCCATTAACGAGGTTCTGGAGCCTTGGGGCGGCATTTATCATCCCCCTGAAGGCTACCTGCAGGGTTTCCCAAGCGGCGACAACCTCGGGCTCGTCACAGAGCGCGGGAACGGTCGAGTCGAGGGGCGGTGTTTTATCCTCTTTGACCATACGCCAGGCGTCTTTCGTGTTGAAGAATGGGTTTTCGCTCTTTGCGTTCGCAAACCTCTCAATCGTCCCCCACGGGTCATCGGTGGACATTGCGGCAATGTAGAAGTCTTTCTCTCTTAATTGCTCCAGTCCGCCATTAACGAGATTATTCCTGACAGCGCTGTCAGAATTAAAAAACGTCTCGTTTAGCTCGGCGTTGCGATAGATAGTCCTCGGCTCGACGCCAATTTCCGCCGCATGCTTCGCCACAGCAGCGTCTACACCCCGACCTTCCAAATCCTTGACGCCCCGGCCCCGCCTCTGAGATTCGCGCTTCATAATCTCGGCATCACATGCGCATTCAATCCGCCAGGACACCCATCCGAACGTGCGCGCCTGCTGACGGATTTCCATAACTTCAAGGTCGTTCATCTTTGGCAATTCAGAGATTATGCTGTCCGCAACAGTCTCGGCATTATTCAAGAACTGGATCGCACTGCTGGCGATCGGTGAGTGATTCGACATCGTTGCTCCAGTTAAGGTGTTCATTGTTTCTCCGGTTAATCGTACTTCTCTCCAACCTTCTCCAGCGCCGCATCGATCACGGCCCGCTTGCCAGGTGAGAGCGATTCGGTAAATGCGCGGTATTCGGGGATGGCAGACCGCAACGCCGCTCTGGCCGACGCCTCAGCTATGCGCAGCAGATAGATGGCGAAGTCGAAAGAGAAAGGAATGCTCTCCATTTCCAGCCGCATCTTGTTGACCCGTTCTTTCGCGTTCCAAGCTATCTCCGACGCTACCGCCGCATCCGCCACCTTCTTCGCGGCTTCGAGTTCGGCGCGTAGTCGCGCGTTCTCACGCCGTAGTTGATTTTTCTCAGTGTCGCTCCAGCTCATATCACCTCCCCACCCAGCGGCGGCCCCTGCCTCAAGTATTCCTCAATCACAGCCTTCGCCGCGTGCCAACCTATGCACAGATGCACGCGATATTGCTGAGCGGCGAGCGCGGCCATCCACGTGCGCTGTGAATCCGACGCGCGCCCGCCCTCGGCCTTCAGTTCGATAAACAAGCCATGGTATTTGCCGCACGCGATTGGCAGACACAAATCAGGCACTCCAGCGCGCACGCCTTCAGCCTTGAGCTTGCCGGCCACAGCCTTCGATCGTTTTCCTCCATTGGGTATAGCGAACAGCAATGCGAGTTCCGGTATTCGCTTTTCCTGATAGCTCACCCATTTGAAAAGTTCCACTTGCTCTGCATGTTCGCGCTCGACGGGACGCTGGCGCGGGCGCTGTGCGTGAAATTCGGCTTGTGTGATTCGGTCGGTCATGCGGCCTCCGGGAATTCGCGCAGAAAGTGACAGGGGAAATCCCCGATATAGCCACCCTTCGGATCGCTGATAGCAAAAGGCGTTTTGGCGCCTGTTTCGGTGTCCAGGTAGAAAGGCTTCGCGCCGAGCTGCTTTACAAACACGGGAATCTCTGCGACTGAGCACTGCTCGACTATGTTGTGAATCCAATCGAGGTTGCACTCGCGGGCGCCGCGTCCAGATTCGCCGCCGACGATCACCCAATGAATTCCTGTCAGGTCAATCTGGCCGAGGTCTTCGAGCAGCGGCTCGCAGGACAAAAAGCGAATGGCGGACGCTGTGCGGCGCAAATGCTCGATTCGAGGCAACCCGTACTTGCGATCTTCAACGCTCACCCCGAGCCACACATTCGGCAGTTTCTTTGCGAAAGTCGTGTCGCCCGCATACTGCAACCACTCATCAAACTTTATCACCCAATCGGCCATCCGCTCCGGTCGCTTCGTGAGAACTTGATATGTATGCCGCTGACTGCCCTCCATCACCGAAAAGCAATTGCTGATAAACCAGTCGGGCACATACTCCTGAAACAGATCGCTCATTGAATTGACAAAGACTCGGCGCGGCCTTTTCCAACTCAATGGCTCTTCGAGTTTTTCTTGCACGATGCGAGGGTCAAAGCCTTGCTCGTAGGGATGCCCGGCAACGCCGCGGAATCGCTCCGCGAAAGCCTCGGCGTAGCAGTTCTTGCAGCCGGGCGAGACTTTTACGCAGCCGCGCACCGGGTTCCATACTGTGTCCGTCCATTCGATCTTGCTCTCAGCCATTTTGTGTCTCCTTCTTCGCCAAGTACCGCTTCCGCTGATACTCGACGCGGTTCCGATTATCCCTCGACCAACGCTTACGGCTTTCGACTCGCACTGGACATCGCGCATCTCCCGTGCCAACGCAGCGCCGCAGCGGACAGCCGGCGCAAAGCGCGATAACGCGATACTGCGGAATGTAGATAGCTTTTGGCGGTCGTCCACGTTTCATATGGTCACCTAGATTCCCAATGCATCCGTCAGCATCTTGATTGCTCGCTCGTACTCGTCAGCGGTCAATCCCCACTCCCTGATTTCTTTCTTTGCGCCCTCGTACACTGCCCACTTGTCCCAGCCGCCACGAAGCGGGAGCGCGGCGTCGGCTATGATCGAACTGATGCCAATCCCGATCGCTTCTTCAAGCGATATGCTTCTGGGTGTCATTGCTGCTGTGTCCATGTGCCCTCGAATCTCATTAGCTGTTTAAGAAATACTGTCTCGACCGTGCATAACGGCCCGTTGCGGTTCTTCAGCAGAATCAATTCCGCCACGTTCTGCTTCTCTGTCTCGGGGTGATAGACCTCGTCACGGTAGAGCCCGATCAAGAGGTAAGCGTCTTGCGCGATCTGGCCGGAATCACGAAAGTCGGACAACATTGGCCGCTTGTTGGGGCGCTTCTCAAGATCCCGGTTGAGCTGAGAGAACGCCACGACGGTACAGTCGAAATCCTTTGCGATTTGCACGAAGCCGCGGCTCACTTTCGCCACTTCGGATTCCCGCGTCTCGCCCTTCTGTCTCTCGCCGTCCCCAAGCTGAACGTAGTCAACAAACACAATATCAATGCGCCCTTCCTCAGCTTTGAGACGGCGCAATGCTTCGCGCATCTTACGGGGTGAGAGAGCGGCCCTGTCATCGAAATGCACACGCCAGCCCGCTATGGTATTCGCGGCCTCCGCGACACGGCGCCATTCGTCTTTGTTCAGATAGCCGCCTCTGAGCCGTTTCATATCCACCTTTGCAACACTGGCCAGCAACCGCTGGGCCTGCTGTTTGGACGGCATTTCCATTGAGAACCAAGGGATAACCGGGGGCCGGCCGTTGATGATGTTTTCCGGTGATTCCGACATGTGGGTCGTCATCGAGAGGCCGAGGGCCGTCTTGCCCATCCCAGGCGCCGCGCCGATTACAACCACCGTTCCGCGTTCGAGTCCGTCAGTGACGTAATCCAAATCGTTGAAGCCTGTGCTGAAGTCCAGAACGCGCCTGTCGGATTCGCCGCGCTTCGCCGATTCGGTCATAACGTCGAACGCGACGGCGGCAGCATCGCGCCAGTGTCCCTCGCCGCGCTCAACGCCTATCGCAGCCAAATCCTGCTCGGCCTGGCGCAACTGGTCGTCCAGCGTTTCCTCGCCGTCCCAGGCCCGCCTCATCACGCTGTCGCCGAAGTGAATCAACCGCCGCTCGCGTGAGGCGTCACGGACGAGCCGGACGTAGTTTTCAATATTCGAGAATCGTGGAACGCCGTCGAATAGCGTGGATATGTAATACATCCCGCCAATGCGTTCGAGTTCGCCGACGCGCCGTAATTCTTCCTTCAGCGTGAGAGGGTCAACCCCTTCACGCCGGCCGCGGATTCTCAGAATTGCGGCAAACACGGCCTTGTTCGAGGGGGAAAAGAAATCGTCCTCGGCCAGCAAGGCGGCTTGCTCAATGACGTTGTTGTCGAGAATCGAGCAACCGAGAATCATTTGCTCGGCTTCGAGGTTCGTCGGTAATGGTTTTTCGAAAGTGGGTTCTTGAGTTCTCATTCGGCCACCTTCTCCCTTCGTTGGCGGTATTCAAGTGGGGCGGTTACTACGGGCGGATAGGAAGCCTCAGCCGCTCCATTGCCGACGTGAGTTGTCCCATTCCGCCCCGAGTCAATGGGCTTGTTGTAGCGGTCGAGGGCGTTTCGGAAAAAGGTCGAGAATCTTTCGCACAGGTCCGCCAGGGTGTGAGTCGCAAGCTCGCTCCCGAAGTAGTGTTCTGCCGCCTGCCGGAAGCGTTCAGTGGTCACATCCCAGGGCTGTGGTTTGGCCTTCGCGTAGCGGTCCCGTAGGGCAGCCAGTTTCACGAAATCAGCGGGCTTGTAGGCGTAGGGTTCTCCAGCGTGGGCGGTTTGGAACTGCAAGCAAAACTCTTGAAACAGCGGGTCAGGTTGTTTCCCCGCAGGTTTCTGGGGTTCGGCTAGCGCATCAGCGCCAGACAATGCGTTAGCATTGTCTGTATTCTCCTGTATGTATGTCTGTTTGTTTGGCATAGCACTGCTATGCACTGCATTGCGCTGCTTAGCTTTGCTATGCGATGCTTTCTTAGGTTGTGCATTGCTTTCCTCTGGTGTCGTCTGCTTAGCGTTGCTCTCCCAGCGCTTATTCGCCGCATTTGCTTTCTTTTCAGCAAATTCCACGCGCTCCATGATCACGTCTTCCGCGAAGTCCAGATATAGCCGCCCGCCCTCGCAGCGTCCCATAAACTCGAAGTAGGGGCGTAGCGCCTGGATGTCTTCAATCGGAAGTCCGGTGAGGAATGCCAGCTTGGGGTCGCTGTCCGGTAGACTGCCCTCATCGAGGTAGGTCATTATCAGCAGCGTCATGTCTGCGCGCATTCGTCCAGTCGGTAGACTGGATACCAGCGAGCGCAGTTTGCTTGGCCAGATTTTGTACCAGTTATTGTCCATTAGTGATCACGGGTTCTTGCCTATCGCTTCCGTTTTCTCTCGTAATACCGTCGAATTGCGCCACGTTCGCCGTAATGTCGCGGCATTGCACCGTTCTCTCCGTGCTCAAACCTTGCGCCTCTGGCCACCTTAACGGCTTGGTCATAGGCATCGTCACTCTCAAGTAGATGTTGTTGCTGCATCTCATTCTCGCCGACTGACTGGTAGAAGCGATTTTCGTCGAGGTATTCGGTGGTGAGATAGCAGTCCGTCTCGCCGGGTATACAACCTGGATAGCCCTTGTCTTCTTCTGTCAGATAGTAGGAAAAGGCGAGCGGGTAAGCCTTATAGTCCGGCGGACCCGCAAGCATTAGCACCTCATCGCCACTTTGCACGGCGAGCCGATAACAGAGATCTTTTTGTTCGTCGGTAAAGTCTCCGCCCTTCACCTCTGCCCACATCCGAACCTGGGGCAACCAGAAATCTGGCAGGTAGTAAGTCCCATCCAGGTCGAAGCCCTCTTTCTCGTATTCCCACTTCAACCCAAGCGTGTCGAAGAACACGGCCCACCTAGCCTCCAGCCTGGAGCGGAAGCGATAGCCCTTGTATTTGGTTTGGATTGCCTTGATTTCCATTTACGCGTCTACCTTCTCCGTGCAATACGAACCATCTGCCAGTTTCTTCGAGCAGAAGAACGAACCCGGCTTTCTGCTCGGCTTCATCGGCGAGCCGTGAACGCGGCAGATAGGCGTCCCGTTGGCCGCAGGCGCCCCCTGGCTGGCCTCTGCCGGCGCCGTCCTATGCCCCGCCTTCGACGTCTCCCATCCAGCCTTAATGAGATGATCCACTACGCTCTCATAGTGGCTAAGCAGTTTCTCTGCCTGGTTCACCATCGGCGCCCTGAATGTGAGCATCACTTCCTGTCCGAACTTGTCGATCATCTTCACGTTGAGCGAAAACGCGGCCTCCGTCATCGTGGCGGCCGGCGCTTGCGCTTTCGGTTCCTGTGCTGGCTGTGCTGTGGTTTGTCCTGACATAACGTTCTCCAGTTGATTGTGTTAGTAGGGCCATCGCTTGCACTTGTTAATAAGCGCGGCGATCAGGCCAAAAATTAACAGTGTCAGAATGATTGCTATAGCGTAGTTTCCGACGTTTGCCTCATTCATCGTTAAACCCTGGTCGCCATTTCTCTCGCCCGCAGCGTGCCGAGCTGTTTCGCGAGCATTTCGTTCTCGTGTTCGAGCGCCGCGATTGCACGCGCCTGTTCTACTATTCGGGCGGTGAATAGCGCCGCTGCCGACGCGAGACCAACTGCGAGTCCGATTAAAAAGTAGATCATTGTGTTAGTTGCCCCGCCGTGACGCGAGATCGAGGGATCGCGATTTTCCAAGAGTTTTCAGCATTTATCCTCAATGTAAGATCAGCACGACGGGGCCTGCATCAAATGTAAGGAATCGAGTTATCAGCCGCGCTCCCACTGCGTTGCTACCACCGGTCGAGCGCGGGGCCGGTGGCGGGAAGTGGTTAAATGGGGCGCTCGTCGCCGAATATTTCAGCCTCGACAACCTTTTCCACCGCTTCAAACGCGGCTTCGGGTTCGTATCTTTTTACGAGCCGATACCACCAATAACGTCTGTAGAAATGTATCCTGCCGAGCCACGCCACGCGCCAGTTCCAAAGCGCGAATCGTATATACCGCCATATAGCCCGATGCCGACTCTGATGTGATTCAAGAATCAAATACGCTTCAACCTCAATCGCGTAGTTCCATCGGCCCTCAAAAGTGTCCACAAAGAACTGCAAGCGGTTCGTGCGCTCCTGTAGTTTGTGACGTTTTCCCGCGATAACCGCAGCATCGTATTGCTTATTGAATTCTTCCTCGTTCATATCGTTCCTCCTACAATCTCAACCGCCGCATACTCAGCGGTGATGTGTCCGGCAACCTCGACGATCTGCTGTAGGTTCTCCGCGAGGCGCAGGTGAGCCTGATGCGTTTCAGTGCTCAGCCTCACGAAGCGATCGGACGCCTGCCAATCCAGACTGGTGAGCCTCGCCAATTCCCGCTCCTTGTTCTTGATGGTAATCAATTCACGTCGGCGCGTGGTGATCAGATCCTCCATCCTGTCGAGCGTGTCCTTACTCGGGAGCGGATCATTGAATGTGTCGGCGTGTTCGAGTGTCATGATTTCTTCTCCGTTGCGCCGAGCACCTTTGCCGGCTTACTGCTTTTGCGCTGCAACACCCTGGCTGCCAGCGCGCAAGCGATTGCTTCAGTAGCCGCCTTGATCGGCAACGTAATCACCTTGTCGCCGCGCAGGGCTTTCACTTCAAACTCTTTCTCTTTCGCCATGTGGGGTTTTTCCAGCTAGCAAGTCGGCGGCTTCGTTGCATCGCCTGGCGGCAGCGCGCAATTCCTTCTCAGCTTGCGCGCTTGTAGGGGGATCACCCTCGCCTCGAATTCGACTACCGGCGCCGGCCTCGCTGTTGATGTAATCAACAATCTCCAAGACGCCTTCTGGGTGTCGGGCGTTCAGAGCGTCGATTAACAGGATTAGTTCTTCAAGCGGGTTGTAACGGCCCGTCGCCGTGTTGTCGTCCGCTTCAGGTTCACGGCGCCATCGCCGTACTAAGTCGGGAGAGCAGCGCATTAGCTTGGCTATGCGTTCTGCTTCTCCGCGCGGTATCGCTTTTTCTAGTACTTCCCACGTCTGCATTTGTCTTACTTCGGGTTGATAAAAAGACTTACATCTCAAGGTAGAAATTTGTACTCTTCGCCCATGCCTTCGAGATCATCGACAAGGAAACCTCGCTGGGTTTTACGTCTTGCGCCGTGGCGTACGGCGGAAATAGGTCGGCGACGGTGGGTGTGTCGTCCGTGTGTCTCATGTTGGCCTCGGGATAAATATCGAGCCTGGGGCTAACGGGTACTATTAGTTTTTCAAACATGTGTTTAGGTCTTTGAAAATCTACGTTACTTTTTCAATCGGTGGGTGTCTTGGCGGGCAGTCCACCGATTCGTATATATGGCGGCTGCGGAAGCCGTTCAACAGAGCGTTGTCTTTCGCGGTGATCAATCCGTTACTCCACCAACGATGCTTCCCGGCCTGCACCCCGCAGCCATACCTTTCAAATATCAACCCGAGCGCAGCGAGCTTGCGCGTTCCCCCGGCGTCACACAACGCCGCGCCCGGTGGTAGTTGGAAACGATCCCCATCGGTCCCAACATTCATTGCTGCGGGCACTTGGTTTAATAGATAACGCCCCCATCTGTGAGCGTCTTTCTTTGGGGGTTACATCTCACTAGCTATCTACCAAGCGCGTACCTGACGCATCCCCGCAGCAAACTTGTAAAAGATCATTCCCTTTCAGGGAGGCGACGATCACTGTTCCACGAGCAACCGCCGCCCCCAATCATCGACCGCGCTTGCGGCCGAAGTTCATTTCAATCCGAGGGACTTCATCGTCCCGTGGGCTCCGAGGCGCTCAAGCGTGGCGCGGGCGCTCTCGTAGCCGATACCTTTGAATTCTTTTTTGACTGGCGCGGGCGTGCGCGAGGCTTCAATCCACGCATCAACATGGCCTTTATTGACCAGCATCTTTGTACCCTTCCCGCCCGGCTGCCAGCGTTCGATTGATGGGAAATGTTTGTATGTGCCATCGGCGTTGCGCATGCGAAAGTAGTTCTCAGGTCGGTGCATCAGCTTCGCGGCTTCTTTGTAGTCGATCCATTCAGAGTTCATGCAACCCTCCCCTCGCGGGCGACAATGTTCCGTGCGCAGCGCGCGGCCTTCAGGAATCTATCGACGTGATCTTGACGCCCCGCCCCGATCGCTCGCGCGGCCATTGATAGCCAGCGCGTCACGGTCGGATCTGAGAACAGAGCCAGATCCGCAATCTCCCGCTCGCTCGAACCGGCGGCGGCCAGGAATGTTTCCCGCTTCGCCAGGCAATCGGGACCGATTCCGCGCGCGATGCTGGCGGGGTCCGTGAGTTGCTTTCGGCAGATTTGGCATTTCGGTAACGTCATAACAAGCGCAATGTACCATTTTATGTTTATCGCGTCAATCATAAAATGTAGATTGGTGAAAAATATTACGCAACGCAAGCCTTGACGCGGCGCGGATAGATGACGGAGATGATCGAAACACCATACAGGTCGCACATATCGCAGAGGAGATCGTATCCAGCGGTAAGCCCGCCCTCAGCGCGATATATCGTTTGTCTGTCAACATTTAGCGCCTCCGCGACCTGATCTTGTGTTAGGTCGCGAGACTTGCGCAGTTCTTTTAATTTTGAATGGTCGTAATGACGTGCGTTCATGGCCGGAATATATACCCGATACACATTCTGGTCAACACAATATGGTATAAAAATGTAGATTGTATGTCTACATTCTGCTATGTCACATTAAATGTCGCAATGGCAAAGACACAAGCGGCTGAAAACTGGATCAGGTTCGGACAGTGGGTTGCTGAGACTCGTCTGTCCAAGGTGCTGACGCAAGAGGAATTAGCCGATCGCGTTGGCCTGGATAGGCAGCAAATCTACCGCATCGAAAAGGGCGGTAGCACTAAGCGCGCCACTGTCGTCAAAATTGCCGAGGCTTTAAACCAGAATCCCGACCATGCGATTTCCCTGGCATTTGGCGGGGCATATAAAGAAACCAAAGAACCGAGCCAGATCGATCAAAGCGCACTGGCCGAACGCGCCGCAGAAATGATCAAGGGCTATTTAGGCCTGCCGATAGAAAAGCAAAACCAAATCCTTGCAATAATCAAAGTTCTACAATCAGATCGCCCCGAATTGCTCAACAACGCCCCGATTGAAATCATAGACGCGGATAAGCTCACTGAATCCGACGCTGAAATAGACACAGACGCCACACCCCCCTAATCCACCACATAAAAAACTAACCCTCGCCGTCACCCAGGAAGAAAGGTATAGGTAAAAATGCGCGCCCCTCCGTAAAAATTGTCCCCAAAACCCGCACCCCACATAACCCCTGCTCTTGAGCAACTGCGTTTCGCTTGATTCACGGCAGGACGCATGACAGACGAAAAGCAGATCACCTGCCTACGTGAAAGCGGATGCCCTTATCCAAAAGGAGTCCGCGATGGCATATAAGGTCACTAGCTCTCGCGTCGAACCACGCCTCGGCGCGAGATTTACGGTCAAAGAGACCCTCATCACATGGGATGTTCTCTGTCTCTTTGAAATCAAAAAACGCCTGATAATCGGGCGACGGTGTGACGATTGGATTATCCAGCCCGACCGCTGGATATACGTCGGTGAAACCGTCGCCACCTGCTTGGGCAAGATCGTATTGCTTCTGGCAATGTGATCTCCGCCCAACGTCCCGCGGTTTCTACTCGGGGGAGTCGGGCCGCGGGACTGATTATTTTTATGATCGGTAAAAGATACTCAGCAAAGCACAATCGCAAAATGTGGGGCTACGACGAGCGGTTCACGGACGGATCGGGCCGCAAGAAGCGCGTGCGCCGTTACGAGTTCGAGACGAAGCAGGAAGCCGAGGAGGTTGTCGACGCGCTCAGAAGGGCGGAGAGGGAAAGGGAGTATGGGTTGGCCCCGCTGATCAACCGGCCGAGGTTGGAAGAATTGATCGAGAAACGGCTGCCGACGCTCGTCGAGAAGGCGGAGCGCACGCGAGCCGCAAGGGTTCTGCATACGTGGCTGAGTCTTCTTGATTCGAGAGTGAAGGTTGATGAGATAGACACGCCGAAAATACGGCTCTACGTTGAGAAGAGAAAAACAGACGGGTTGATCGCCTCCTCTATCAATCGGGAACTGAACATCATCGGCGCCACGCTCAAACAAGCCGAGGAGTTCTTTTCAGAACTGAAGCAATGGAAGCCCCCGAGGATACCCCGGCTTAAAGTCACGAAGTCTCGCCGGGAAAGATTGATCACGGACGACGAGTATCGCCGTTTGATTTCCCATCTGCGCCGGCCGCCGGATGATTTGGATAGTGATCACTCGCATAATCGCAGGCAGGCCTATCAAGGCCGCATCCGCGTTGCGCAGATTGTTGAATTCGCGATGATGACGGCTGCCAGGCATGGAGAGATAGTAGCCCTGAAATGGTCCGATGTGGACTGGGAGAGGGAAAAGATATCGATCTTTCAGCGCAAGACAAAGGAGTATAAAGAGGTTCCACTCATCTCCGCCCTGGCCGCCCTGATTAACGAGAGGAAGCCCGCCACCGGGCGTTTCGTCTTTACCGGGGGCGGCAACATCTACAGACGCTTTTACAAGATCCTGGGCAAGGCTTGCGGGGAAGTCGGCATCCCGTACGGGAGGGATCTGGAAGATGGGTTGATTCTACATTCCGCTCGACACACCGTGACAACTGGACTTGTCGAGGCGGGATTGGACTTTGACACCATCGGCTTGATCACCGGCCACAAGGCTAAAGAACTCATAGCTCACTACTCCCACAAGCACCCCGGCTCTGTCGCGCGGGCGGCAGAAGCATTGCAGAGAATGAGCGAGAATAGAGACAATGGGCAAAGCGTGGACAAAACCGAGGAAAAATAACCATAAGTTCTTTATTGCCATTTTAGCCACCAGTCCGCGGACAGGACGTGAGCCCTCATTAGCCTAATATTGAAATCATTGAAATTCCGCTAGTTGCTGAGATTCAGCCCCACCAAATCCGCCACATTCACCAATAACCCCACACCTGATGGACAAATTGTGGACAGGGAAATAAAGTCGTGTTATCTTGCCTTCGTTCCACGAGCAACCGCCACCGTCGCCCGGCTTCAATGGGCGACAAAATCCCAACTTTAAAACAAAGCAGCCCCACTCTGCGCAGATCAGCTACAGAGTGAGGCTTACCGCACAGACCTAAACACGAGATGTGCGGCTGATGCGAATGTAACTCAATTTGTATATGTTCGCAAAGTCACACATCTCCCTTTTTTGAAAAAGGGGGAACCTATGACAACCCAGCAAATTGAACGGCGCCGGAAGATGTTCTTCATCGGCATTTCACTTCTAGCCACAGCGATCACTCTGGCCTCATTCGGCGCAACCTACGCGATCAACACGCAGAGCTTTGCGGACTGGAAATCCCTTGGCTGGATGTTTGCGATGCTCGCAAGCCTCGGGCTTGAGGCCACATTCGGCCTTACCCTTTTCGGCGTCTCCTATGCGCTCGTCGGGTGGGCAGAGAAGGGGATAGGCGCAGGGCTGCTGATTGGCACGGTCACCGTGATGGCCACGAATTACATTGTTCACCACGAAAGAATTACAGGCGTGCGGTTGAGCCCCTGGCAAGTTGATTACATCCAGTGGGCGGGTCCGCTGAGCCTGTTCGGGATCTTGCTCCTCATTGTCGGGATCGTGGTATTCAACCACGACGCGAGAGAGAGACGACTCGAACGGGAGATCGCATTCGCTTCCCGGCGCAAGGCCCTTGAATGGGAGCAATCACAGTTGGAATCAGACGCGCTCGAAGCGCACATGGCGCAGTATCAGCCGCAGGTGTTTGAAAAGGTACGCCGCGCGCTCACCCTGCCCTCCAAGTTCACCGCCGCAGCGAAATCCAGGCGGATAGGTTTTGATGAGGGTGATGAATACGACCCAAAAGACTCGTCGGATCTGAACTAACCGCCGCCTCGGATTCGACAAGCCGAGCGGCAGAGGTGGCGTATGCGAGACAAGACGAAAGTGGCGATCGGGTTCATGATTTGGTGGGGGTTGGTGGGCTATCTGGCTTACCAATTGTGGGTGCAATAAATGGTGAAAAGACTCTGGAAGATGACATTTTGGCTGATCCTGCTGGCGAGCATTTACCTGTTTCTGCCGGCGTCAGAAGTGGCGACGGCGCGGCAGTGGGTGGAGAGGATTTTGGGGTGGTTGAGGTAGTGCCTGCCCCCATGAGGGCAAAGATACGTAAGCCCCGCAGTAAGAAGGTTTTAGATTTTGCTGCCCTCAAGGGGGCAAAGCAGAGCAAAAAGGGCGGGCAGCCGCATCTGCCCGCAAGAGGGCAAGAGCCGACAGAGTGGTTAAAATCGATCTTGCCCTCACCGAAGCCGGGGGCATGGTGGGAAGCCCCGGCGGATGATAAGGGATTCAAGATCAAGCTCCGGTGGAGGGCAGGGGGCAAGAAGTTGGTTTACGCCTTCGCCAGATTGGGCAAAAAAGAAGTCGAGAAATTGAAGGAGAAGACCTATGAAGAACAGAAACGCGCGCTCAGTGGAAGGATCTTCCGAGAACTCTACCGACGCGGAGACAAATTCATTACTGCCCGCATCACCCCTTACGCTGGAAGTGGTGAGAGATTTGGCAGTCCTGGCCTATAACGCCGCGGATCTCGCGACGGCCAGAGGACATATACGCGAGCAGATGCAGATGCTCGACCAATTGATCGAAAGATCGGAATCAGAAGAGGAGGCAATCTATGAGTGGGCAAGCGGGCAATAACGAGCGCCCTCAAGAGGGCAAGGGTGGCTTTGTTTATGTAGTCGGCGCTAAGGGAAGTAGTCTCGTTAAGGTTGGATTTAGTAAAGATCCAGAATCCAGATTGATGGAACTGCAAGTCGGCTCACCTTTGAAATTGTACCTAGAAGGGATCTGGAGGGGAACTAGGGCTGACGAATGCGAAATCCATCTGCTCTTAAAAGACAGTCGCTCACACGGAGAATGGTTTGATGCAGGGCTTAGGCAAGTGAGCCGAGTGATTACTGACAAGTTAGGCATAGAGACAGGTCTGCGCGAAGCCCACCTTGAACTCCTGCAATTGGCGGTTGAGCGGCTAAGAGAAACCGGCATGGTTGTAGGTGTCACAAGTGAAAACGGCGTCATTAGGATTGAAATCCACGGCGCGAGAATATGTGCAAGTTGCCAAGTTTGGACAACAGAGCAGACGAAATGCCCGGCGTGTGGAAGTCAGATCGCGTGATGTAAATCGCCGCCCCAAACGTGGACGCGGCATAAGGAAAGGGGATCAATGAACGACCAACCAAACAGAAATTTCGCCCTCACAATCAACGCCGACGAACTGCTCAAACCCGACGCCGTGGAGCCGGTGGAGAAAGCCTGCAACACCTGCCACGACGAAGGCTGGATAACCCTAACCGTGTCCGGCCCGGTTAGGGCCGTGTGCCCATTCTGCAATAAGGACGGGCATAGGGTTTCTATTGATACTGACCTCGCAATGCAATTATCGAAGCCGGTGGAGAGGGAAGGCGGGGAGGCGCTTTGCGAATGTGGGCATGCGCCCAACATACACGACCCGTGCTGCGTCCCTGCCTGTGGGTGTGACGGTTTTGAGCCGCGAAAGCCAAGCATTGAAGAAGTATTCAAAGCGGCGATGCGCGAGATAAGAGATTTGGCTCAAGACGCTCTGGGCTATGAGCAAATCTGTAGCCCTGTACAAGCTGTCAGGAGGCTAGCTCTAGAACTGGCCCAAGCGAAAGAATGGGAGAATATGTACGCCGACCAGCGCGAACGCCGCGAGCAGGCAGAGGCGCAGTTGGCCGAGGCGAAACGACTGTGGGAAGTTGCAGACGGGGACCGCGTTGCGTCACGGAAGATCGCAAAGGAGAGCGCTCAGCGTGCCGAGAAGGCCGAGAAAGAGCGCGACAAGGTACTGTGGCGAGCAGAGATAGCCGAAGGCGAGCGCGACGAGGCGATTACGCGGGCAGAGGCGGCGGAAAGGCGCGCGGAGAGCGCCAAAGAAGCAATTACCGGTTACAAGCGCAATGTCGAATATCTCGAAGCCAAATGGGATGAGTTCAGCTCGCGCGCCACAGCAGCCGAAGCGCGGGCGGCGGATTTGGAGCGAGTTCTCACCAATGTCGAAGCCTACATGGCCAGCGAAAGCGGCCCGCTGTATCACCTGTGGGAGAACTGCGACATAGGCGATTACGACGATTATCAAACCGAGTGGGAACAAACGCTATTCGACTTGCGCGACTGGAAGAATGGATGCGTCCCGGCTGCGTCGGTGGGCGGTGGAACGGAATGGCCGGAAGTTCTGCTATACCGTGAAGTTCTCGCCGCCCTCAATCCCGACAAGCGGGAGGAAGGAGAGGCGGACAATGCTTAACACAGAAATCATCTTGAGACTGTCGAATTACGACGTTCTAGTAGTGCGAAAGGCCGCACTGGAAAGGCTGGCCGCTGAAGAAACACGGTGCGACAGACTCGATGGCCGCGTCGTGGAAGTCGTTATTCAAGAGTATATCAAGTGGCTTAACCAAGGAATGTGCGGCCACGGAATCAAGACGGACACCACCACGTGCGACGCCGAAGCGGGTGACGCGAGGAGGGGAGAATGACTGAAGAAGAACGAGTAACAATTCTACTAATCAAGGGCGCAATATCCGAACTCGCGCCCGAACACGAAGAGCGCTGCAATGAACTGGCAGCTCACATTCGACGAATGATAATAGAGGCTGGTTCGCCAGTTGGTGAACTGGCAATCGCGCTCGTGGGCGCTGAGGTACAAGCGGCGATTGCGGACTAGCTAACCCCTTTATGACCAACACAGCCCTAATCGATAATGCACACTAACGGTTATTAGTTTGCGTTTTAAAGCAGTAGAAAGTGAGACGATGATTCAACACCTTGTGGCTTTTTCAGGTGGTATCTGTTCGTGGGCGGCAGCCAAGCGCGTTGTCGAGCGCCACGGCGTAGAGAATACTGTCCTTCTGTTCGCGGACACGAACATGGAAGACCACGACCTCTACCGCTTTCTGAGTGAAGCAGCTGCGAATGTTGGCGCGCCATTGGTGACGATTGCAGACGGTCGCACGCCATGGGAAGTGATGAAGGATGAGCGAATCATCGCGGGCGGGATGACCGGAGCCGACCCTTGCAGCAAAAAGCTAAAGCGTCAACTGATGGACAGATGGTTTAAAGAGCATTGCTCAGCCGAAACAGTCACATATCTGGGCCTGGATTGGAGCGAGTATCATAGATTGGCCAGGCTCCGCGAGAATGCCCCGAATAGAATTTGGGAAGCGCCTATGACCGAAGCGCCTTATCTGAACAAACGCCAAATGGGCGAATGGTTGAAACGTGAAGGCGTTCAACCGCCGCGACTCTACGAACTTGGATTCCCGCACAACAACTGTGGCGGCTTCTGCGTGAAAGCGGGTCAGGCTCAATTTGCCCTGTTGCTCAAGACAATGCCTGAGCGCTTCGCCTTTCATGAGAACAAGGAGAACGAGATGCGCGAATATCTCGGCAAGGACTATTCGATTCTGACCGAACAGAGGCGAGGTCAAAAGTACTTTTTGCCACTTTCGGAACTGCGTCGCCGCGTCGAGCGCCAGTTGCCGCTTGATATGTTCGATTGGGGCGGCTGCGGCTGCGCGATTGACGCATAACCACCCGCCACACGGGATAGTTTGCGTTTTTAGTTAGTGAGAAATGGAGAGAAAGTATGGAGATGGGACCAAAAGAGCGGGCGACTTTTGCACTAAATAGAGCGAGGCGAATGCTCGAAGCTGGCGAACTTGATGCCGCTATATACCACATTGAGCAATCTATCATCGACGCCGAAAAGGAAGCACGCAGGGCTACCACCGAAAAGTGCGCGAAGATTGCGAAAGCTATGCTAGATGAGCGTAGCTGGGGGCCTGATACCCGCATCGGCTCCATAATAGCGGACGGAATCCGCGCAAGTTTTTCAGGTACGCTTGAGTAGTTTGCGTTTTTAGAATGGTAGAAATGGAGAGAAATATGACAATAGAAGAGCTACATGAATTGTTCAAGAAGCACAAAGACCAGTATTCAAGATTTGACCGAATTGTTGCGCCGCTTAGCCGACGCCCCGACCTACATGCTTTTATATTGCTCGACCGGCTTGTGCCGGGAACGCGGGATATGGTTTCCGCCGCTGAGCATGACGAAATCTTTCTGGATGTCTCGGTCGAGGACTTAGCCGCAGTCATCAAGGAAGAAAGCGTTATTGATTTGATTCGCTGTGGCGTGCGATGGGATTCTGATAGTTTGGCGATGTTCGTATAACCACCCTCCCCGCCGCCGCGAGGCCGGGGAGAGTTCAACGCATTTGAAGGTGGGGTGAAATATGAATGAACATATCTTTTTACAGGATTGCGGGAGTTGCGGCGCTCGACCGCGAAGCACTAGCTGGTGGTACGACCACCTACACAAGAAATATATGGTGTCTTGTTTCAAATGCGGAGCCAACGGCGATTGGCATAAAGCGCCTGAGGGCGCAGCAACTGCATGGAATGCACGACAAGAGGTGAACATGGATAAGCCTGACAACTATTTAAGAGACGATAAAGGGGCGGTCGTATACTGCCCACTCTGCAAGGCAGCGGTACTTATAATCCTTTGCGTAGAAGGCGAATTTTCCTGCAATGACACAGACCGCAAACACGCTTGCGAGGGATGGTCTGATGCGTGCTGCGAGTGCGGATACGCCTACGGTCAGTGCCAAATGTAGAGTCCGAGTGAAACCGAATGTAACTTCTGTTGAGTGAGAAATGGGGGAATATGAAGCTAATTGTCGCAGGCGGCAGAGGCTACCACCTAACGCAAGCCGATTATCTACGGCTAAACGAAATACACGTCAAGACTCGGATTTTGACATTAGTCTCTGGCGGCGCGAGCGGCGCCGATGCGGATGGCGAGGAATGGGCAAGACGTTTATATATTCCGATTCGCCGCTTCCCTGCGGATTGGAAGGCGCACGGCAAAGCAGCCGGGCCGATACGTAACCGCCAAATGGCCGAGTACGCCGACGCGGTTGTATTGTTCCCCGGCGGACGCGGGACGGAAAACATGTATCAAGAGGCGAAAAAGGCGGGGCTTGAGATTTACGATTTCCGCGCCGCCGCCTAACCCCACGGCTCCACGCGAGCGGTGGTAAATTGTGGGAGCCAGAGGGACGGAGTAATATAAAGCAATGAAACTATTTGACACGGTAAGAATGAAAGCCGCGCTCTTGGTGCTAAAAGAGGACGTACGGCTGCGCGACGAGCGAATCAGACAACTCGAAGCCGAGGTAGAGCGGTGGAAGGCTATTGCAGCCGAGGCGCTGAAGAACGCAGACCGCGCGATTGAGACTGCGGCAGTCATCAACGCGCAAAGGAATGGAGGCAGAAGGTGAAAAGACTTGTCGCCGCAGTCCTAATCGCCGCCCTTGCCATCGCGGGCCTCCTGCTCGTCAGATTCCACGGGCCAGGGGTAGCCGACGTAAAGACGACGCATCCGACGCCGTGGCCGTGACTGCGTTATACCTCGATCCATCTGAACGATACACCAATCGAACAATCAGATTCAGCCTGGTGGCTCAAATCGCTATCCGAATAGACGACCTTGCGCAATCCTCTCAATCCGTCCTCGAAGATAAACGGCACGCCGGGGTGATGGCGATCCCAGAAGTCATGCAGGGTTTCGAGTTCGGAAACCTCCAGATTGCCAATCGAGTTCTCCCACGCCTCGAACGGTTTGCCATCTTTATCTTTCACCCTTGTCGGGCGTGAGCGATCCTCTGCCCTGCTCGAAAGTACCGTCTTTCGGCGATCCCATTTCAAGGGCGCTGAGAGTTTCAACGGGAAGACCTCGAGTACGTCGATTTCCAGAATCACAATATTCGGCCCGTTCGTCGCTGCGATCTTCGCCGTTTGCCCGGTAAGGCTGGGAGCCGTCCAGATACCTGACGAGCTATTGATCGAGCCGATCGAGGCGGTCCAAGTAGTCGTGGAAGGCTTGAGAGCGATCGAGATCCGCCCTTGAGTTGAGGCGTTCGCCAGAGTGGCTGTTGTTGCGCCATACGCGCCCGCTGTGGCCTTTTCTCCGGTCGCCACGGCGAATCCCCCGCCATTGCCTTGCGTGCTGTTTACGTCGGTTCGCTCGGTCAGATTCGCCAGGTCGGTGTTTGCGTAGCCTGACGTCTGAGCCGTAGCCGAATCCGTGCCATTCGAAACAGCCAAGACGACCAGACAATTCGCCACTGTGGTCGTATCGCCAGGGATCGAGACCGATGTGGAACTCGCCCCGGTGTTGCCGGATGTCACATCCCAGGGATTACCCGTGTCGATACATCCTCTAAACGAGAGAATCTGCGCGATGGCGTGATCGCCGGGGTCCGTCACGGTCGGAGCCGACTCGACCGCTGTGGCGCGCTTCCAAAACACACTAAGACTCGTTGCCGCCACATCGCCGGCAGTGCCGGTCCCTTGTGGAGAATCTGCCGTCGCCACCCAGCCCGATGGCGCGGAGACCGTCTGGTTAGCGGTCTCCACAAACAGAAGCATGATGTCTTTCTCTTGCAGCGCGGCGGGGAGGCCTGGGATCACGTTTCCTACGCCTTCGGCCATCGTGCCGGCTGCGACGAAGAACGGCAGGGCGGGGATATTCGTGTCGAAATCGATCTGCTCGGACGCTTTCGCGGCTGTGTAGCCGCTGGCGTTCGTGATGACCGCTGGGACCGTGACCATTATTTCGGCGATATTCGAATTGACTGCCGCAGTCGCCCGCACAATGCTGGTCCCAGGGAATGTATCCGCGGTGAACTCACTCTGGGTAAAACTTCCCCGCCCCGCCGAGACCGACCATGCGACCAGGTTGCCCGCCTGCGCGTCGTCGTAGTTCGCTTTAAATCGCCGCTTTTCGGCCGGCTGGAGTACCACCTTCCTGGGTCCGAGGGTTTCGAGCGGCGGAATGCTGACTACGGCGGTCGTCTTCTGTACCCCCTCGGCGTCCGACGAAGGCTCTATCTGTCCGGTTAGGATGTAAGTCCCTGGGACCGTGCCTCCGGAGTACGTTGTCTCCAAGGATGGCCCGGTTGTCGAGATCGTCCCATGGCTCGGCGCCGTAAATGTCACGGTCTCCGATAGACGCCAATCCCCTACCAATTTCGGGGGCAGGATTCTCGACGGCGCCGCGGCGTGCGGCTCGATGACGTTCGCGGAGTAAGACATCGGGTAGACGGTTTGAGTGGGCAGGCTTACCCGAGAGTTTAAAAGCGTCCCATTCCGATAGAGCCTGAAACCGTTCGCGAGCTCGATCTTGAACACATCTCCTGAAACGACCGAATAGGAGATCGTATCCAGCGTGACGAGCGCCTCATCTTGGATCACGATATTCGTCGTATTGACCGTGACTCGGTAAAGATAGAGAAACCCTACCGAATCCAGAATCGCCGCCGTCATATTGAAACTGCCGCTCGACGTAGGCCGAAAGTTATCGTCAATCTTCCATTCAATATGTCCGATCCCGCTGTACAGTTTATGCGCGCCGTTCCCCGCTACCGAGCTTTGCACGGCATCGACGTGGAGCGAGAAATCGTTAGCAATATCGCCGCTCGACGCCACACCGAACCACATGGCCGGCTGCGGGACCGCAACGGCAGTGAATTTCTGCCGGTCGTTCGGGTAAAGCGTCACGACTGGAGGGAATATCTTTAATCGGCTCAAGGTGTCAAAGCCTCCTGTCTCGGCCCGTGAGCCGCATCGGAATAAAGGGAATCTTCGAGTACCTGCAGTGCGACCTCGCAAGTGTCGGTTGACTGCTCGGCGCTCGTTAGGATCACGGAAAGCACAAGACACAGTTGATATTCCCAATCCCCGAGCGGGTGGCTAAGCGTCACGAAGTCTCCGTGTAGTAAATGGATCGAGGTTTCGTCTCCGATCAAAGTGACGATATTCGGGTTGTCCGCTTCGAGCCTCGCCTGTCTCTCCAGCAGCCGCTGCGCCTGGCTCTGCCGCATATTCGGAAATGCGCGGACGGATTTGATTTCGCCGACCTGCCTGATTAGCTCCTCACGGCGGACCTCAACCGAAGTCATTCCGAGAAATGGATCATCGTAATCCCGGAACTGTGCGACGAAATAATTGGGGCGCTCCCGCAGGTCTCGCGGCTGGAGGTTGATCGTTCCCGTAATGATGTTGCTCTCGTCGAAATGATGAACGGGCGTTCGGTCTATCGGGGCCAGAAAGACAATCTGTTCGCCCTCGTCTTGCCACCACGCGCCGGCTGCCGCGCATATCTGATCGAGCGCATCGGCAAGGATGGCGTCTTGGGTGAACGCCATATGGCCTTCAAATCGGGGAATCGACACGGTAGACGTGCCGTTGTCCCAACTGATAGTGGCGTCGTTGTAGTCGGCCCACCCCCGCCATGTCTCCCAGTCGATTTTGCCATACAGCTTGATTCGGGCCTGCGTGGTATCCCCGGTCTTGCGCTGGTAATACGCAAGGATTCGGTCCACTGCCTCGCGTGCGGGATTGGCTGAGTATCCATAGCCATTGACATTGCCGACGATGCCGAAGTCGAGAAGGCGGCGCCCCTTGTAGCGGCCCCTGATCTTATCCGGCCTGTCCTCGGCATTAGCGACGGCATCAGTCAGCTTGACCGCAATGTAAGCAGTTCCGCTGTAGGCAAGTCCATTAGTCAGAAATGCGTCAACTGGTTGATTGCCGGTTGTTACATCCGTGCTGATATAGCCATTGTGGAAGCGATATCCAGCCGTTGAACCGTTCGGACTGACACTCTGGGTTGCTCCGGCGTAGTAGACAGTCAATGCGCCGTCCCACTCGCCAATGTCGCCCCCGTCACCCTGCCCCTCCCCTAGACCAACGTAGATAATCGAAGTGTTTGGCGTACCGGCCGTGAACTTGTGAAGGATCAAATTGCCAGCAATAAAATTCTCGCCATATACTATCGCCAGCAACCCGCCGCCATCGGATATGAACTCCTCGATCTGTTCAGACGCTTGCGCGACAGCCGACGATGTCGATCCGCCTGAGATATCACCGGATTGAATACTGGAAGGGGTCTCTATAAGGCCAACCGATTCGCGGCCATCGGGGCTGGAATTGTCGAGAAACGGCAGCGAGCCGCTTTCCTGAAATGGTGATACAAAATTTGTCGGCATTCAATCGGCCTTCAATCGCGAACTGCTTTGGAAAAACGCATATCCACCGAACTTTGCGCGCTTGAGCGAGGCTCCGACGCCTCCCCCGTGCCGCCCCTCGCAGCCCCCTGTGTGGTTCAGCAATAGATTGCAGGTGAGGAGAGATCCGGCATATCCGCAGGTGGACGGGTTTCTGAACTGCCACTGACAATTTAGACCTACCCGCCTGCGCGCTCCGACCGATACCTGAGCATATGGCTCACTGACAGCCGTGAGCCGGGCGAAGTTCTCATCAACCGACAGCCCAACAAGTACGCCCGTCAGCAGCACCTTGTGGAACTCGGCCCCGCTGATCGAATCGCGCCAATACCGGCCAACCTGCGTATCCGCGCCATAGAGCGCATGATCGAGATCGAGAAATTCCTTGCCTAATTCCGTGTCCACGTTTTGCAGCTCGACAGTAGCCTGGTCCGCGGATCGGGTCAGGCTCGATCTGATCTGGCTTCCCTGGCGTAGCTGAGGCGACCAGTTCAATCCATTAAGGAATAGGCTCGCTGTCGCAAAATAATAATCCCGTACTATGTCGCCGTTGTTGATGGAGACCTGCAGCGTCGTGTGGGTTTCTATTTGCTTGTCTTTGCGGCCGAGCAGCGTCATCAGGCCCGCAGGCATTTTTCGCGGCATGTCACAGTTCCCTATTCGTCTGAGCCACCCTGACGTTGTTGACAGTGACGGCCCGCCCCTGCGTCGTGCTGCCACCTACGATGAATATTCGGGTTGCGTCTCCCTTGCCTATCACTACCTGCGCTTCGAGGTTGATCTCGATTGGCAATCCACCGCCCCCCATTGTCCCGCCGACGTCGAAGCTCCGATTCTCCGAAACGCCTGGCACGCCGGCCCGCTCGAATGCGTTCGACCCTGCCATTGATCGAATGGCGGCTTGCTGCTGCAGGTTCAGGATCTTCTCGCCTGGGTGGAGTATCGCGAGACCACCCATCGTCGTTCCGCCCGTAGCGAACTGCGGTATCTGTTTTGCGAATATCAGCGCGTTCTGTTGGGACTGAGCCTGCTTAGCTATGCCTGCGGCTTTCCTGGCCTCTTGCGCAGCGATCTGTGGAACAACGTTGTCTTGGTAGACCTTTCTCAGATCGTTCACTTGATTCAAGAGCCGCGAGTCACGGACGGATTTAGTCTTGAGTGTGTTTATGCCCGCTCTGAATTGCCCGAGGATCTGGTTTTCAAATATGGCGCTAGCCTGGCTACCGTCTATTTGATCCGCGCCAATCGCATCGCGCAGTTGCGTAATGGCTTGAATGGCCTGCGTCAACATCTGGCCAGCCGCTTCTTCATCGGCCCTGCGCTGTTTGGCTTTGCCGAGCAACGCGCCTCCTATGAGCAGCAACGGCGCCGCGGCGAGACCTATGGGTCCGAGCAGGCTCCCCAATCCCAGAAGTGTCGGCGCGAATCCGGCGAGCGTCCCACCTGCCGCGCCAAGGATCTGCCCGCCAACGCTTGCGCCGCCCAGGCTTGCGCCGAACGACAGGCCGAGCAGCGGGGCGGCTGCCGCAAAGGATTGGCCGAGACCGCTCAGGAAAGAAGGCTTAGCGATACTCCCTGCTGTGCGCGGGACGGATGCGCCTATGAAGTTGCCGAAGTTTCCAGATGCCGCGGATCTCGTTCCGCCACCCAACCCGAATCCTTGACCGAATCCGAACGGCCCGAGCGAGATTGAACCTGGGGCGGATGCGCCTCCGGCCGGTGAAAGACTGCGGAAAAGATTAGTGAATGTGCCTCCACCCCCGCCACCGCCTCCACGACCACCGAACAAAGGCCCCAACACTTGCCCCACAATGTTCTGAAGGGCATTACCTAACAGATCGTTGAAGAAGCCCAGCACGGCTTGTTTGAGGCCGTTAAACAGGTCTCTGACATTCGTGAAAGCGTGCGCCACATTCGCGCCGAACCGCTCGAAGGCGTCGCCAACGCTGTCAACCGACGCTGCGAACCCCCTGGCGAAGCGCTGGCTATTACTGAGCAATTCGCCAGTCTTTTCGAGCGCCTTTGCCGCCTTCTCTGCTTCCTTTGCCAAACCTTCACGGCGCTCAAAGTCCGCAGTTAGCGCCAGCCGGCTTTCTCGCTGGCTCTTGAACCGCTCACCGCGCAGCCCCGTTTCCGTACCCAGGTTTGCCGCGTTGATTCCTTTAAGGATCTGCTCAAGGTCTTCAACGTTTCCTTTGCCGATCTCGTCCGTAGCCTCTGCGATGTTCTTTTTTAATTCTGCGATCTCTCTGGCTCGCTCTCTTGCTTCCTTGGAAATAGTTCCCGCCGCGCCAGACCTGCCACCACCGCCACCACCGCCTGACGGTCTACGCGAGAGTGAAGGTAGATCAACCCCCGATCTCACAGGCCCCTGAAGGAACGGCGAGCTGCTACCACCTGACGCGCGAGCGCCACCTATCCCCTCTAGGAAGGGTGAGCTTCTTCTAGGGTCGTCGAGTCTGGCTATCGCCTGCGCTGCCCTATCGCCCTCCAAGAGCGCCCTAACTCGCGGACCACCACCGAAAGGCTGGGTGAGCAGGCGGCTCGGATCTTCCAGCACGTCCCTAAGATCGGCGATGACGCCCTGAATGAGGAACAGTAGTTGTTTAAGGCCTTCAAGCGCCCCAAGCTCCTCACCTAAATGAATAAGCTCCTTAGTCAGGGCAGCAAATGCTTTCACCAACTCGATGACGTTGTCTTTGTTGTCGATCAGGATCCTTGCCAGGTCATCACCGAGCGGCGCCAGCGCCTGGGCGATGTCGTCTTTTGCTTTCGCCAACTGCGATGCCAGCGAGTCGCGCACCTGCGGGAATCGCTTGTCAATCTGCTCGCCGACTCCAGACAGAAACGTATCCATCGTTATGGCGCCAGCCTGCTTCATCTTGCGCAACTTATCGGGGTCTTTTGTGCCGAACGCCTGCTCCAGCAACTGCTCAAAGATGGGAACGCGGCCCAGCGCCTCCTTGATGTCCGAGCGCTCGAATCCTTGCTGAAAGATTTGGACAAGGTTTCTGGCGAATTCAGGCCCAACATCAGAAAAGACCGTATTGAGCTTGCCGAGGGATTGAATGACTTTATTGATCGTCTGGTCGGAGACTTCTCCGATTGCTTTCAATTGGGCGAAAAGTTGGGTGGCAAAACTGGTTGTGACACCTGGCGAGGCCTTCGCCAGATTGCGGAGTTCCGTCAGTTTTCGATTCGCGGCGTCGGCTGAGCCGGTCAGGGCAATTAGTGTATTTCGGGTCTTATCCAGATTTACGGCGGCATCGAGCGCCGCGCTTGCCATTGATTTCAATGCTGCCAGACCAGCAACCCCGAGCGCAGCCAGTGCGATGTTTAGACCGCTCACGGCTGACTTTAGAGATGTCACGCTCGCCGTCGCCGGATCGAGCGCGGACTTGATCTTGCGCGCGACAGATCCAGCCTTCGCGTTGATTTCAGAATCATCTAGTGTGAGTTTGATTACGATCTCTCGCGCCATTGTTTTAGCCTATCCGAGCCGCGCCATTTATTTTTCGCCGCAATTGGGGCAGACTTCGCCCTATGGACAAACGAACCAAGCAAACCCTGCTCATCGTCGGCATTTGCGCCTCGCCGATCCTGTTAGTGTTTGGATTCTTTCTGTTGATCGTTTTGCGGTTCTTGATTTTCTCAGCCTCGCACTAGCCTTACTTGCGCTGAGTTCTCGCTTTCATCTCCGCTTCAAGTTGCGCCTGGCTTTTCTGGCCCGACTTCGGCGCGTTTGCTTTAGCCATATCCTTTTCCTGATCCTTCGCCCGCGCGTACTTCAGCGTCAAGAAAGCCTCCCACTCAACGGGCGTGTAGAAGTCCGGATACTCAGTGACGGCCCCGCCCTCGAACAGCGCCTCCATCCT